CCCCGGCCGTGGCCTGGGTCGGCGCGTCGCTGCGCCCGCCGCCGATGTACACGAGGGTGCTGTTGGCCGATGCCGTGCCATCGGGCTTCGTGACGCCCAGGGTATCGTCGTCATCGAAGCCGGCGGCCACGATGCTGGCCGGCGCGGTCAGGCCGATGACAAGGTTGGCCCCGTAACCGATGCCGTTGGACAGGCCGCCGGTCGACGCGTTGCCGCTGGCCGCGAAGCCCGAGCCATTGGGGCTGCCCAGGTACGGCACCTGGACATCGCGGTCGAAGGGCGAGCCCTTGGGGCCGGACAGAAGGCTGTAGAGGATGGCCTGCCCCGCGCTCGGGTTGGCGAGGTTCTGAGCGAGGGTGCTGCCGGGAAGTCCTGCGGGCATGGTGTGCTCCTTGAAAAAGGGGGGTGGGACTCTCGTCCCACCCTGATCGCGGAGAAATCAACCGCTGATGATGCGCCCCTGGAACTGTGCGCCGGAACAGGTGAGATTGCCGCCCCAGGCCAGGATGCTCACCTCGGCATCCTGGTTCACGGCGTAGCGCTTGTTGGGGTCGAGGGACACCATGTCGCGCTGGCTATGGGGACGCAGGAAGATGAACTTGGTGTTCAGAAAGAACGCCGTCTTCGCCGGACAGAACCCGCCGATGCCGCCGTCCAGCACCACGTCCGCGTCCATGAACTTGACGCTCGGGAACCCCAGGTTGCCGACCTCGGGCGAGGTGAAGCGCTGCTGCGCCTGCAGGCTCGCCAGATAGGTCTGCCACATGAAGTTGTCCGTGGCGATCAGGTCGGGCCGGTCGGTGCCGCGCACCAGGGACGCCCACAGGCCGTTCCAGGCCGCCTGGATGGTCGACGCCGTCAGTGCCGTGCCGGCGGGGACGATCTGGCTGCGCCAGAAGTTCCACGTGCCACGGTCGATGCCGCCATAAGTACCGGTGCTGGGATCGACCGGTACGGCCGCTCCGAGCCCGGTCAGGGACTTCCCGGCGAAGGTCGTGCCGTTGCCGTAGACACCCTCGGCCATCAGGTTCGCCATCGTGGCTTCCGCCACGGTGATGCGACCTTCCAGCAGATCGATCATCTGCTCGCGGCCGGCATTCTGGATCGCTTCCAGGCCCGACATGGTCACGGGGCAGGCCAGTTGCTTGATCGTGTACTCGGCCGCGCTGATCACGTCCGAGGCAGCGATGGGCAACAGGTCATAGCCCGAGTACCACCCGCCGTTGGAATTCTGCGCGAAGCTGAGTTCCTGGTAGATGACGTTGCCGCCGCTGAACGTCTTGCGGTTTCCCCGCTGGTCCAGCCGCATGTACAGGGCATTGTTCTTGGTCACGTTGTCCGCGATCTTGCGGGTGCGCGACTGGATCGTCGTGGCGACGATGTCACTGACATTGGGGAAAGCCATATAGCCTCCGGGATGAGTTAAGCCTGCGTTTACACGCGCCGTTCATCCGGGGCTTTCGATGGCCGGCCCTCGGGGGTGTCGATGGCCGCTGCAGCGGTTCTACGTCCCCCGAGGCGGTTCTACTCCGCCTCAGACCCTCGAATGCGCCTCGATGGCCGCCTCGATGGACTCCCGTATCGATGACGGTTCGACCGCAGTCGGGTTGCCAACCGGGGCCACTCCCCTGACGCTGACGGCTGCGGCACGTGCCCGCTGGGCCTTTTGCGTCAGTTGCTGGGCGTTTGCACCCTGCTGCCGCGCCATTATGACCTTCGACACCTCGGGGTGCAAAGCGCAAGCACGGTCGTAGACATCCTGCAATGGGAGATCCATGCCTTGCTTGTCCGCGACCTCTATGAGATCGGCCATCAGCGTGCGCACGTCGTCCATGAACTCGTGCTTCGGGTCCTGCGCGAAAGCCACCAACTCGGTGCGCGCCTGCTCCTCGGTCTGCCGCGCCTCCCACTGCTGGCGCTGCTGCGCCTGCTGCATGAGTGGCGCCAGGGCACGCTGCACCTCGGCCTGGATGTTGATCTGGGGCGATGCGCCCGCTGCCGGTGCTGCGCCCACCAGCGCCGCGTCGAGAGCCTCGATGTCGACCCCGTACGCCTTCACGCACTGGGCGATCACCTGGGCCTTCTCCAGCGGAGTGCCAAACCTCAGGGTTGTCCCTACCTGCATCAGGTTCCCGATGGCCGTGACCGGATCCACGCCCTCGGCCTGGATCGTCATGCGGTACGGCTCGATGGCCCGCAGGAATTGCTCGCCGGCACTGCGCAGCGGTGCCGTGTCGTTGGCCCAGCGCTGCATCTGCTGCTCGCGCTGGTGGATGTACTCCTGCACGGGCTGGGGCAGCTTGGTCCAGTGCTCGCGCACCGCCGGCCCCCAGCCGGCGGGAGCCTGGACAGCGGGTGCCGCCGCCGCCGGGGCCTGTGGACTAGCAGGCCCGCTCGGCGTGGGAGAGACAGGCCCAGCGGCCGGCGTTACCGGGGCGGCGGCATCTGATTTCTTGAGGAACCGGCCCAGCGAGTCGCGCTCGCCCTTCGGAGCGGCCGCCTCGGCAGGCTCGGGGGCAGGCGGAGTGTCAATCGGCTTGTCAACTGGCGCTGGTGGCGCTGGCGGGGTTTCGTCCCCGCCATCATCGCCCATCGCGGTTTCCAGATCGCTGCGCAGATCGTCGTCGTCGGGACCCATGGATTCTCCTTGTGGGACGCTGAAACCGAGCGTCAGCGGTCGCCCATGTCGGCTATGACCTGGGCAATATCGTTACGGGTAATTGCACCGCGACCCTTGCCCTGGCGATACTCGTCGCGCTCCTTCTGCGCTTTGGCCCACGACTCCTTGTAGTCGTCGATGGTCGTCAGGTTGTGCTGGCGCATGTACTCGCGGTGCTTGGTGCGCGTGCTGATGTCGGTGCCGTCCGTCGCGCGCAGACCCTCGTAGTGGCGGTCCCCGGCCAGTGCGTTGTTCAGTGCTGCACCCGCTACACCGGGTGTGAACCATCGCTCGGCGCTTTGACCACAGCACACGAATGGCCGGGGGTTCTCAGTGTGCTCGCGGATCGAGCGGTAGATCTCGTAGGCGCGTTCGCACGTCGAACAGCGGAAGGAGTACGTCGGCATGGTCACTCCGGTGGCAGGGGTGGCGTCGGCTGCATCGGCGGATTGCCAGGAGGCGGCTGGAGGCCTCCGGGAGGCCCTCCAGGTCCTGGGGGACCTCCAGGGGACTGCGCGCCTCCTGGCGGGCCGCCTGGACCCCCTGGCGGGGGCATCTCGGGCGGAGGTTCCGGCGGGAGCATGGGCTGCACGCCCATCTGGGCGGCTGCACCGAGGTCCAGGCCGGCGCTGACACGTTTTTCCAGCGCCGTGGCGCGCGACTGGTCGGCGCTCGCCTTGTCCTTCTCGACTTTCGCGTCCATCTCGGGATCTTCCTTGGCCGGCGGCGGCTGGGATGCGGCCTGGATCGCCTGATCGAGCACGGTCTCGATCTCCTTGGAAACCCTGAAGCCGCCCAGGCCCCACTTCATCATCTGCAGCAGCACCGGCACCGCCGTCGGCATGGTCTGCATCATGGTGCCGGTGTCCGACAGGAAGCCGCCGACGGCCTCCATGAACTGGGTCCTGGAGTCGCGCTCCTGCGCCCAGTCGACCATCGCCATGGTCTCGCTCTCCACCGTGATGCGGTACTTCTTGCTCTCGGCGCCGCTCTTGAGGTACTCCACGGCCTGCTGCGCCATGGGCGCATCCTGGGACAGCATGATGTTGCTGCGCTCGATGATGGTCTCGGGCTGGAAGTGGTAGCAGAAGATCTGGCTGCGGATGCGCTGGCCGGCCGCCACCCAGGCACCGATCTGCTGCTGCTTGAACTGCAGGCGGTTGCCGCCGAACTGCGCCTTCAACTGCTGCGCCCCGAGGGTCTCGTCGGGGTTGGTCATGCCGCGCATGATGTCGCCGATCCCGAGCACCTCGTAGAGCGTGCCCTTGTGGGACTCGCGCTCCGCCGTCAGGCGCTCGATGACCTGGGCCACCACCTCGATGGGCACGAAATCGATCGATCCCTTGATGCCGCCCTTTTCCGCGAAAGCCGCCCAGTTGTCCACCGGGATCATCTGATTCTCGAGACCCTCGTTGAAGATGCGCCCGAGCGGCGTGCTGGTCTTGTCGTAGGCGCCGACCACCTTGCAGGCGCGGATCAGGTACTTCAGGCGCGTGGAAAGCTCATCGATCTGGGTGTACTGGTCCTGGGCCATCAGGAAGTCGGCCCGGGGCATGAGCTTGCTCGTGGTGGTGTTGGCGACCAGCGGCTGCGGGCACGGGAAGAACCCGCGCAACTTCATCGGGTCTTCCTTGTGGTCGCAGATGATGTTGTAGCCCATCACGTGCCAATAGGCACATTTGGTCGTCTTGTCCCAGATCTCAAAGACCCCGGCTTTCTCCCAGGGATCGTTCTGGGGCGAGATGTTGTCGCCGCGCGCCTTCTGCTTGCTGATCGGCACGTCGCTGCCGATCTTGTCGCCAAAGCGCGCAACCAGTTCCTCGCGGTTCATGTACACCCGCCGCGCGACCCAGCGCACGTCCTGCCAGACCCTGGCCGGGCTCCACCAGAAGTCTTCCCAGTAGACGTAGTCGGCCGGCGCGTCCTCATGCGTAACGGCCTCGTATTCCACGGAATCCACCAGCGTCTGGCCGGTCTCGGGGTCCTCTATGGGATCGGTCGAGGCTTTCTCCGTTTCAACCTCGTAGCGGTACCAGACCTGCCCCAGGCCGACGATCAGGTAGTCGCCCACGGCTTGGCGCGTGATCTCGGGATAGGTCGACTCGTCGTCTTCCTCGACATCGTTGTTGAGCATGCGCTGCAGGATGTTCCCCGCGACGCGCGCGATGTCGTCGTTGCTGTCCTTGTACGCGTTGCTCACGTCCACCCTGGGCGGCTTCGCGTACAGGCTGGACTTGAGCACCTCGATGTTCGACCAGAACAGGTTGATCCTGCTGTCCGCGTTGTCGAGCGCGGCGTTGTCGCGCTCGTCCAGGTAGCGATGCACGAGGCGCCTGCCCTGGGTGTGGAACTTGCTGAGTTCCTTCTTGGCCGCCTGCAACTCCTTCTCCCAGACCTCGGCCAGCTTGGACGGGTCCTTCCGGGCCTCCTTGGCCTGCTTGTCAGGAAGCTGCTTGCCGGCCTCGACCTTGGACTTGGGGCTGCCCCCTTCCTTGCCGTAGCCGGCCTTTTCGTCACCAGGAACCTGGGGTTGTTGGCCGGGGATAGGCATCAGATCCTCCCGTTGCGCTGGCTGTGCGGGTTGACGGTCTCGTGGAGCATGTCGAGTGTAAACGTGTGGTTCAGGCTTGGGATGATCGGCGCGGCCGGTGGCGCTGCCGGCGGATCGAGCATGTTGAGCCGCGCGGCGCCCTCCATGTACGCGTCGGCCGGGTGGCTGGCCCAGTTGTGCTCGGGCTCGGACGAGAAAGTCTTGGTCTCCTCGTCGTACTTGAAGGCATAGGCGCGCATCGCCATCAGGAACGGCTCGCAGACC